ATTCATTATGAAACATTGATGCGAAGTAATTGCTAAATTTTGACAAGGAAAATATTTTTCTTTCCCGCGAATATTTAACAAAAGCCCGCAAGATTCTTTCGGGTCTTGTTCCTTGGCATGAAGCAATGCGTCAGCCTTCCAATTCATCCTGTAATCAATCCAATGCTTGGAAATTCTGCGCGGGTGCATTGACGTTTAGGCGCTCGAACTCCCGCCATGTCAAAAACAGCCGCAAGTTCAAAAGAAACAACAGTTCTATTTTCTGCCGATTTTCTATCAATAATATATATTTCTTGCGGAAATTCTGCTGTATTGTCTGGGGTTCCGTATGGGTTTACATCGCTTGGAAAATTAGCGGCATCAAGAAATCTTGCCTGTGTTCTAATCCTTTTGACAGTTGCACCTGTCAAATCATTTCCTGTTGTAACAGCATTTACTGTAAGAAGTATTGCTGAAAGTGTTCCAAGAGCGTTTGAAAAAGTAAGGGTCGGGCGTGGTAATTGTCCTTTTCCATATTGAAAACCTTCTGCCTGAACAGGAAATCTTGTATAAGAATTTCCCTGCCAAATTATTTCGCCGCTGTCTTTAAGACTTGTTCCCGCATGAAAACGATAAGTTGTTGTTGCGCCGTGTAATGAATTATCAAGAGTCAAAGTAAAAAGTTCAATTACCGCTGACGGATTGACATTCTGTAATTCACTTACAATTTTATCTGTACTCATGCCTCAAATACTTGTCTGAATGTAGCGCTGATTGAAGCCCTGTTATTATATGGAATAGATTTCGACCAACTTTCGCAAACAAATTTCTTTGCGCCTGAAAGAGTGATTGAGACATTTCCGCTATTTGTTGCACTTGAAGCGGCTGTAACTGTGAATGAATCTGCGTCAACTTGAGTTGCAACTGTAAAAGAACCATCAGTTGCTGAACCTGATGTATAGTCAATTGTCAAAACATCGCCAACAGCAACGCCGTGTGAAGTGATACTGATAGTAACAGTTGTCCCGCTTTGGGAATATGTACCTGTTTTTGTAAAGCCTTCGCCGGGCGGTGTAAACGTAAAACTTTCTTGATCGTTTGCACGGCTATCAAGAAACGCTTCAACAACATCTGATTCAGTTTCGCTTAATTCAAAATTTACATTATAAACTTTAGGGTTTTGATTACTTGCTAGTCCAAAAAATATTCTTTGTTCAAAGCCATCTGCAAACCTTACTGTGCGAACAGCAGGCGCAGATTTTTTAGAGAAACCTTGATAAGTAGGGGTAACAGAAGGAAAAGTTGCCATTTTAAGTTGCTAATAAACCGCCCGGTCTTTTTTGTTTTATTAATTCTGATTGTATCGCCGAAGCAAGAGCAACGCCAAGTTCTTTTCCGCGATCTTCATTTGCATTTGATTGCATACCTTCAGCCGAGACATTTACATTTATATTATTGACAATGCCACCGCTTCCGCCGATTTTATGATTAGGGATAATAGTTCCCGCAGAACGAGGAACAAATATCTCCGGACCTCGCTCCCCTACAATTGAAGGCTTTCCAACAGGCGGCCTTCCTCCATTTGCAAACCCTAAAAATCCTCCTATTTTAGTTCCACCGAATAAACCAGTAAGCGCCATTTGAACTCCAAGTCTTAACAAGGACGATGCAAGATCATTAATAATTGATTTAGCCGCTTCTCCAAGGGTTCTTGTTCCCTCTATAGCACCAACTAGAGCATCAGTAATACCTGTTCCAATATCTTCTCCGATCTGTTTAAAAGCACCATTAATTTTTTTTGCGATTTCCTCTTGTTTTGTCATTATTTCAACTTTTTTCTTCAATAATTCTTCTTGTTTTATTAAATCTATAATTTGCTGTGCATCTAATTCGCCGAATTTTTCTTTTAATTCATTTATTCTTTGTTCCATATTAAATTCTTCTTCTTTGCCTGCAAGTTTCGCTTCCATTGCAGAAATATTTTTTAAAAGTGCAATTGTTTGATCGTTAAATGCTTTATCAAGAGCAAGTTGCGCATCCCTTTCTTTTTCTCCTTGAAGAATTATTGATCTTTCTTTAAGTATTTCAAGTTCACGTTCTAACGCTTTTCTTCTGCCCGCATCATTTCGATTGGTTCCTAAATTAGAAAGTTCAAATTCTTTATTTGCAATAGTAAGGCTATTTAAAGCGGCTTCTGTTTGTGGTGCCGTTTCAGTAATCCCTTTTATATTATCGTCAAAGGCTTTTGCGGCATCCGCGGCTTCTTTTGCTGAATTTTTATTGTCAATAAATTTTGCGGCTAAAGTTCCTAAAATAACAATCGCCGCCCCGATACCTGTTTTTATTAATGCTATTTTTAAGGCTGAAAGAGCAATTGTCGCTTTTGTAATACCACCCGCGGCCAAGAATGAAGAAGCCGCAACTCCTTTCAAACCAGTTGAAGCCAACGCTGAATTGATGGCGGCAACCTGAAAAGATGTTGCCAAAGTTGCCAATTGTCCAATTATAACAGGCGTTATAAGTGCAACACCTTTTGCGGCAACAGCTATTGCTGTAAATATCAAAGTGACTTGACCCGCACCTGACTTTACAAAATTAGTTATTGCTTCAGTTACTTTTGTTATTGCTCTAATTACAGGTAAAACAGCAGGCGCCAATTGATCGCCAAATGCCCTTGATAAATTTTCAGCTTCATTTCCTAAGTTTTTGAATACTTGTGTCGGGTCATTTTCTAACAATGCCTTCAAGGAATCTGCGCCATCAAGCTCAACTTTTTTTAATGCTCTAATAACAACATCACTTGTTAATTTGCCTTCAGAAGCAAACTTTTTAAGTTCTCCTATAGTTACGCCAAGTTCTGCCGCAATAGGCGCAAGAATTGTTGGAACCTGTTCTGCAATACTTCTAAATTCATCCCCCTGTAAGCGTCCAGAACCTAAAGCCTGCGCTAATTGCCTAAAAGCGTTTGAACTTTCCATTGCTGACGCTCCCGCCAGTTTTGCCGCAGTATTAAATCCAATAAATGTTGTTCTAATATCTTCAACACCAACGCCCAAAGGTTGCAAACGTGCAGTAATATTTGTTATTCCTTCAAGCGCTTCTGTTGCACTCAATCCAAACAATTTTTGCGCTTCTGCCGCTATCTCTTGCGATTTCGCAAAGGTTCCTGATGCTTTAGTTAATAATCCAAGCCTGACGTTTAGTTTCTCAAAATTTGCCGATGTTAATATTGCTTGCCTTGCTAAAGCTGTTACCCCGACACCAAGTATTGCACTTTTAAGGCCACCAAATGCCCTTTCAAGCCCTGATGATTGTTGTTGAACACCTTTTAATGCTCTTGTGGCCTGCGAAGCATCAACTGTAAGTTTTACATTAGCCTGTGCCACAAATCAACAAAACCTTTTCTTATATATTACCTTTTATTTGCTCTTTGACGATTTATTTCTCTTTTTTCTCTTTCATTCTTAACTTCATAATAAGCCGCCCAAAAAATCAGTTCTTCTTCTGTAATCAAAGAACGTAATTCCTGTAAAGTTTTACCTAATTCTGTTGCGAGAAAAAATTCAAAATTTATCCAATTATCTCGCGATATTATTTTTTTGCTGTATCAACATTTAATTGAATATCAAACATAAATAATTCAATTTCGTTCAATACACTTTCTGGAAGTTCTCTTTGTAGGTTTGGCGCATCTGCGGGTGCAAATGCCTTTGACCCATCTTCTAATTCAGCATTTTTACAAAGAAGATAAGTTGATATTGTCAAAGCATCATCAGTATTTGCCGCTGATTGTGCGCGAACTCGATCATCCCTTGTTAAAGGCTTAAAGTATAAATCGACAATTTTTTCGCCGTTTTTATTTTTAAATTCGTATTTTCTTCTGGCTGTCATCTGATCTTTATAAGATTCAGTTAACAGGTCAATAGTTCTTTTTTGCATTGGTTAATTAGTTGACTAATAAACTCAATGTATCAGATAGCGCTTGTTATGGTACCGCTTGTTATAAAACTGATATTTATTACTTGAACTTCGCCAAGTGTTGCGCCATATTCTGCGTTTGTGATAATCCCCGCAAAGCTGATTTTCTTTGCTGAAGTTGATGAATCAGGAAACAATTCAAATAATGCGTCAGCGTTATCGCCTGTGGTTAAAACATCGTCAATAAATGTTGTGTACCCTGCGCCTGTTTCTGATGGATTGTAAAGAAGTTCCGCTGAACCTTCGCCCGCTATCAAGCCGCCGATATTTGTTTTAAATGTATCGCCTTGTTTTGTTGTTTCCATCGTGTCCTTTGTTATAGACAAAGACCATGATCTTGTTTGTCCAACGTCAGCTTCGGTGCCGCCCGCATTTTCAAACATAATTTTCCCAACATCGCCTTTGATAGCCATAACAAAAAAAAGAATCTATTTATAGATATATTAACTCTTAATTGTTTTTTTTACATCTTTTTTTAATTTTTCTTGCTTTTCCATATATCGCCTACAACGTCCATCCCAATAAGCGGGGTCACGGCGACCCTTTACAGCTTCGATTGCATCAAGCATTTTTTCTGTAATTTCCATTAAAGTTCCTCAAAAATTTCAAAGGTCATTCGCAGTTGTGTTTGGAATTGACCTTCTGGATTTGGATTGTCTACGACCTCCGGCCCAATCGGGGCATCAAAGATCACATTAGAAACTGTAATTCGATTATATAAATCACGCAACCTTTTACCGATTGTGTAGTTATCGCCTGAACCTATTCCCTGCGGTGTGAAGATATTAAAAACAACAATTCCATTTACACGATTCAATCCGTCCGCATTGCCCTGCGTAAGATAATTACTTTCGCCGAATGTTGTAAGGCATTGAACAAAGGTTGTGACGGCGCTACTATCAAACGACATATTATGAAAAACAACAGATATTGCGGGGCTACTAGCAAGCTCTGTCGCGACTCTAGCTTCGATTGTTGCTCTTACTGTATTTAAATCAATAGCGGCCATTATTTACCCCTTATTTGTTTGTAAAGGTCTTGAATTTCGTTTGCAAGTTCTTTTGCCAACAAATCAAGATGTTTTGGTTTCAATCCCTTCAAACTTCTATACGTTCCACCCCAAGACGGCGGCAAACTTGTTCCGAACATAACAGGTTCAGCGTATGGAACATTATTGTGAATATGATATTTTTTTCTAAAATTTTCTTTTCCTAGTTGATAATTCAAAGGTTTTGGCG